GTGTAGGTAAAATTATTTCTAATTTAACCGACGTTGAGCCGGATGCAAATAGAGATGAGCCTGATGTTATGATTGTGCCATACGGAGGTGAGAAAGAAAAAGAACATCTTAAAAAAGGCCTTAAACGTGTGGGTTACACAACACAAGACGCTGACAACCCAGGTGATGATGCACATGTAGATGATGAAAAAATAGATAAAATATACGATAGAAAATCTCTACCGCAAATTAGAAAAAAAGAATTAACACGAATTCCGCATACAGTCGAAACGGTTGAATTAAATAATCTTATACCTTCACAAAACGAACTTATAGTTGAAAATTTACAAAAACAATTTAAACATCTTAAAGAAAATCGTTTTGCTCCTATTGTAGTAGATAAAGATTACCGTATTATTAATGGACATCATAGATACGAAGTACTTAAACAATTAAACAGCAGTTATGCTGAAGTTGCTTGTATTCCTTTTGCACTTGAAGAAGTAAAAAGTGTAATGGAAAAGTGGAGTGCAAAATACAAGAAAAGTATCAACTGTTCTAATCCAAAAGGATTCAGTCAAAAGGCTCACTGTGCTGGAAAGAAAAAGTAATGAGAATAGCAGAAGTTACAGAAAACTTTGCAGACGGTAAGAAAAAAGGCAAAAGCAGACCAGGGCGTGTAAAACGTGCAGGTGCAAGTTGCAATGGTAGTGTTACAGCACTACGCAAACGTGCTAAGAACGCAAGTGGCGAAAAGGCTAAAATGTATCATTGGTGCGCCAACATGAAGTCCGGAAGGAATAAATAATATTATGCGTATTACAGACATTATAACAGAAGTAGCATCATCAAGCACTACGTCTAGTAGCGATATTACCACAGTAGTAAGTCCACACATAGCAATAGGTAATAAAGAAAAACGTAAACGCTATGGACAAAAGGGCGAAAACCCTAGTCCACCTAAAGCAAAAATGCAAACGCCAAAGCATAACGCACTAAATATGATGAATACTAGCATATTCGGTGGACCAATAAAGAGGTAATATGAAAATGGAAAAAGAACAAATATTAAACAAAGTATTCGAAACTCAAGAAGATAGTTACAGCGAACCAGCAACTAGTTATGAAAGTGAAATGGCCGATAATCAATTAGCATTTATCAAATATGCTTCAGACGAGATTCAAAAACATATACATGATGATGGTATTTTTCCAGAATGGTTTCAAAACAAATTAAGTGGCGTACACGATAAAATGAAATCTTTACATGCATACATGGAAGGTGAGCGTCAGCAAATGGCAGACAGAAAAGCATTACTTTCTATGAAAGATGTTAAAGATGATTATTTTGAATCATTAGAAAGCAAACTTAAAGAATCATTGAGTACTTGTAGTGAATGTGGTAATCCAAGTTGGACTACATTAGAAATGACTGAAGATCAAATTGAAGAAGGTGAACGACACGGTAATAGTAAAATTTACGACAAGTGTTGGAAGGGTTATAGAAAAGTACCTGGCAAAAAAGCAGGAGAGCCGGGTAGTTGTAAAAAGATAAAATAACATGAGTGATTTTCGTAATATATTAAGTAAATTTAACGAACTTGGGATTGAAAATAAGGGACTTACTCCTGACGCTCCTACACAACAGTCAGCATCTAAAGAAACACCTAGTTCGTCAACAGAAGCAAATCATGCTCGTTTAGTAAATGAAAGTGTTAAAGGTAAACACATACCCGGAGTTACTGATGTACGTGCAAGTGAGTTTGCCGCACTAGCAGGTTTGGATTCAAATACAAGAAATGTTGCTACACAATCTGTTGCTACACAACCGCAAACTGTATCACAACCCGTAACAACTAATAGATTAGATAAATGGTCTGAAGTTGAGAATAGACTGGATAGTATCGAGAATAAGATTAATTCAATATTTGAAGCACTTGTTTCTAAAGAAAAAAATGTAGAAAAGCAAAAAAGATATACAAAAGACTTAGATGATTTAGAAAGACAAATACGTAAATCTGGATCGATGGACAAAGACACTGAAGATGCAATCAAAGCAAGAAGACTAAAAATAATAAAAGATAAAGAAGTAAAACTAGCCGCTGGAATGAGAGAAACTACAGAACAAACTTTACAAAAAGATTTTGCTAGTTTTTTGAAAGACCTTGAAGGATGAAAATACACGAAGTAGTTAACTACTTCTATGGTCTCGATCCTAATAATCTATCATATACACACAAAATAGGTGATATATATGGTAAAAAGAACTTGAAAGTTCCACACGCAAAACTTCACAAGAAGAAATTAAACCCCAAACCCAAAACTAAATAGTAGTAGTTAATAAAAGGAACTACATGGCTTTTCTAGTACATAACCTACCACCTGTTGAAGTATACGTAAAGAAAGAATACTTATATGATCATCAAAAGGGACACGGAGAACTCACTCCGGGCATGTGGATCTCAATAAGAAGCATACAGGGCAAGGCACTATACTTTGAAACACTACTATTAGAGTATGGCGCACTATATGACAAACTGCCCATCTCAGCATTTGTGTGGAAGGAAGACTATGACAAGGACAATCAACTTCCGCTTGACACGCTACAGATATGGGACTGCTTTGACTATGACATTACCGTGATCAAGAAGCCAATGATCAGCGACTGCGAGTTCTTTGGCAAGGATCGCAAGATGCACAAGGGAGAATACCTATTCACTCTTGATACTTGCCACGCACAAAGTTCAACACTGGACACAAACTTTTCGGAACACGATCCGGAACACAAGACTTTTAATGTTATCAAGTTGGACAATGGACAGATTGCGGCACAGCCCAACAACAGGGTGGTATTCACAGACCAGAGCCTGGTGCCCGCAGAAAGAAAGATGCCAGACTTCAAGGTCTGCACACAGAACTACACCGTGGAGAACAACCCCAAGTGGAGTGTAGGACACACGGACGAATGGGCCTACAAGGACAAAGGCGAAGGGTTAAAAGATTAATCCGTTTCTGTTAAAAAGACTTGACATCTAGCATAAATTTATATATAATATAAAGAAATAAACAAAGGAGTAACCTATGAGTTCAAAAGTATTCGGACCTGAAGAAAAGGCTAAACTTATGCAAGTTATTAACGATGGTGTTAATGTAAAGCAAGAAGTTCAAGACCTTAGTGAAGGTTTAAAAGATACAGTAAAAGCGGTAGCAGAAGAATTAGATATTAAACCTGCACTTGTTAACAAAGCAATTTCAATTGCACACAAAGCAAATTGGCAAGAAGTCTACAGTGATTTTGATGACTTAGAATCAATTATTACAATTACTGGTCGAGACAAATAGTTTGTTTGAAAAGATTAAACTATTTTGGATTAACAGTTACAAAAGTGACAAGGTTGCGTTTGCATTAGAACTTGTCAGTTTTATATTTACGGTTGGTGCAAGTATGACCCTTGCTCTAACAGCAAGAGATCCTAACATGCTTATAGTATATCCAGGATTTTTTGTAGGTAGTATTACACAATGTTATGCATCTTTACGTAGAGGTGCGGCGTGGGTAACACTATTAACATTTTACTTTGCTATAGTAAATGTATTTGGTTACGGTGTAGCATCAGGTTGGTGGTAAATGACACAATATAATCTTAATAATCCTTTAGAACTAAAAATTAAACAACGTATGGATATTTTACAAGGTTGGATGGAAGACAATTATCATCTTAGACGTCCAGAAGTAGTTGAAGAACATATACAAACAGTTTCTAAATTTTGGAGTATTCTACAGGAAGAAGATCGAGACTACATCGACGGATGTCGTTTTGCTATTGAAAATAAAAATAATTGGAAGATAACATGAAACTAACTTTAATTGGATATGGTTTTGTTGGTAAAGCAGTATACGAAGTAATCAAAGACTATCACGAAGTAAAGATTGTAGACCCGCATTACAACGATAACATTGTTGACAGTGAAAGTGATGGCTATATAATCTGTGTACCTACACCTAGCACGATATCAGGTGCATGTGATATGACCATTGTAGAGTCAGTTGTAAAGGCATGTCCTAAAAATAAACCTATTTTAATAAAAAGCACAATTAGTTTAGAAGGTTGGCGTAAGGATATTCAGCCACAAGGTAAAGAAGTTACATTTAGTCCAGAATTTTTAACTGCCGCAAATGCAAATGAGGACTTTAAAAATCAAACTACAATGTTATTTGGTGGAGGTAATGTAGAGTTTTGGAATGACGTGTTTATAGAGTGTAAAGCATACGATCCGATATATGCAACAATAGAAGAATTAATTTTAACAAAGTATTTACGAAATAGTTTTTTAGCAACAAAAGTTGCGTTCTTTAACCAAGCATTTGATCTATGCGAAACTGCTGGCGTGGATTATAATCAAGTAAAAGCAATGGTAGGATTAGACAACAGGATTACACATAGTCATATACATGTACCTGGTCCAGATGGCTACAGAGGATTTGGCGGAGCATGTTTTCCTAAAGATACAGAAGCATTATTGCACTCTGCAAACGAAATTGGTACATCATTATCTATATTGGAAACTGCTGTACAAAGCAATAAGGGATTAAGAAAAGATAAATGATTTATTACGTAGATATTGACGGAACAATTTGCGATCAAGAAAAAGGAAGGCACTATTCCCTTTCTAAACCATATACAGAAAGAATAGAACATTTTAATAAATTATACGACGAAGGCAACGAAATACACTATTGGACAGCAAGAGGCATGGAAAGTGGAGTAGATTATTACGATCTAACAATTAGGCAACTTAAAGATTGGGGTGTAAAACATACAAGTATAAAACTTGGTAAACCACACTACGATATTTGGATAGATGATAAGGCACAAAACGTCGAAGCATACTTTGGCGAAAAAACTAGTTGATTTTAAATTTTATTGAACTTATAATAGTATATAAGTTGATAGGAATGAAGATGGTACAGTCGGCCATAAACGACATAATTTGGTATTGTCAGCCGAAAATGACAAACAGGAGAAAAGATGAGTTACGTAGATGCCCTATGGGATCGAGACAAAGATATTATTAAAGTAGTCGAGCGAAGTAAAGCCGGCGAAAGAGAATTCCGAGAGTTTCCAGCAAGATATCAGTTTTATTATAAAGATCCCCGCGGCAAGCATCGTTCAACAACAGGCGATCAAGCAACTCGTGTAGTCTGCAGAAGTTGGAAAGATTATCTTAAAGAACAAAAAATTAATAAGCATAAAGGCTTATATGAAGCAGACGTAAATCCTGTATATAGACTACTAGAAGAAAACTATCTAGGACAAGATTCACCTAATTTAAATGTTGCATTTTTCGATATTGAAGTTGACTTCGACCCTCAACGCGGATACAGTTCACCTGAAGATCCTTTTACAGCCATTACAGCAATCACCGTACACTTACAGTGGCTTAACAGTCTTATTACTCTAGCACTTCCTCCTAAGACACTTACAATGGATCAGGCTAAAGAAGAATGTAAAGAATTTGATAACACTTATTTGTTTGAGAGCGAAGCAGAAATGCTTGATACATTTTTAGATCTTATTAAAGATGCAGACATTATAAGTGGCTGGAACAGTGAAGGATATGATATTCCATATACTGTTAACCGTATTACTCGTGTACTATCTAAAGAAGATACAAGACGTTTTTGTTTATGGGACCAGTATCCTAAGAAAAGAACTTATGAAAAATTTGGTCGCGAACAAGAAACTTATGACTTGATTGGTCGACAACATTTAGATAGTTTAGAACTGTATCGTAAGTACACATACGAAGAACGTCATACGTATAGACTTGATGCTATTGGCGAAATTGAAGTAGGTGAAAACAAAACAGTATACGAAGGTACGCTAGACCAACTATACAATAATGATTTTAAAACATTTATTGAATACAATAGACAAGACGTATTGCTACTAGACAAACTTGATAAGAAGTTACGTTTTATTGACCTAGCAAATGAACTTGCACATGCAAATACAGTCCTACTACCAACTACAATGGGTGCTGTTGCTGTTACAGAACAAGCAATTATCAACGAAGCACATAGACGTGGATTTGTAGTTCCTAATAGAGTACACAGAGAGCCAGGTTCGGAACCGGCGGCTGGTGCATATGTTGCATATCCTAAAAAAGGACTGCATGATTGGATTGGCTCGATGGATTTAAACTCGCTGTATCCATCAGTTATTAGAAGTTTGAATATGGATCCTGCAACTGTTATAGGACAATTAAAACAAACTTACACAGATCAATATGTACAAGACGAAATGACCTTACGTAAAAAGTCGTTTGCGGCGGCATGGGAAAACCACTTTGGTAGTTTAGAATATGACTTTGTTATGGAAAAACGTAAAGACAAAGAAATTACTATTGATTGGGAAAACGGTGAAGAAGACACTATGAGTGCTAGTGAGGTTTACAAACTTATTTTTGATAGTAACATGCCATGGATGCTAACTGCTAATGGTACTATCATAACAACCGAGCATGAAGGTGTTATTCCTGGACTGTTAGAAAGATGGTATGCTGAACGTAAAGAGATGCAAGTTAAAAAGAAACAAGCACAAGATGCAGGTAATAAAATTGAAGAAGCATTTTGGGACAAGCGTCAGTTAGTTAAGAAGATTAACTTGAACAGTTTGTATGGTGCTATTCTTAATCCTGGTTGTAGATTTTTTGATAAACGTATTGGTCAAAGTACTACACTGACTGGAAGAAGTATCGTAAAACATATGAGTGCTAAAGTAAATGAAATTATTACAGGCGAATATGATCACGTAGGTAAGGCCATTATATATGGCGATACTGACTCGTGTTATTTTAGTGCATATACAAGTTTACGTCCTGAGATTGACAAAGGTGAAATTCCATGGACTAAAGACAGTGTTGTACAACTATATGATCAAATATGTGAAGAAGCAAACGAAAGTTTTGCAAAGTTTATGAGTGATGCATTTCATTGTCCTAAATCAAGAAGTTTAGACGTTATTGCGGCAGGTAGAGAGATTGTTGCTGTAAAAGGATTGTTTATTACTAAGAAACGTTATGCGGCTTTGATATATGATAATGAAGGACAACGCATGGATAAGGATGGTAAGCCAGGCAAAGTAAAAGCAATGGGGTTAGATCTTAAACGCTCTGATACTCCTGTGTTTATGCAAGATTTTTTAAGCGAAGTATTGTTATCAGTGTTAACAGGTGCAGAAGAAGACACTGTATTAGATATGATTACAGAATTTAGAACAGAGTTTAGAGGACGTCCAGGATGGGAAAAAGGCTCACCTAAACGTGCTAATAATATTACAGACTATCGGGCTCGTGAAAAGAAAGCGGGCAAAGTAAACATGCCGGGTCATGTAAGAGCAAGTATTAACTGGAATACACTCAAAGAGTTAAACGGAGACAACTACTCTATGAATATTGTTGATGGTATGAAAGTTATTGTTTGTAAACTAAAGCAAAATCCAATGGGATATACTTCGGTTGCATATCCTACAGATGAAATGAGAATACCTAGTTGGTTCCAAGAACTTCCGTTTGCAGATGAAGAAATGGAAAGTGTGATTATTGATAACAAATTGGGTAATTTGATAGGCGTTTTGGATTGGGATATTAAATCAACCGAACAGAAGAATACATTCAATAATTTATTTGACTTTGAATGATTTTCTAAATATAATAGTATAAAGGAACGGAGAAAACTATGAAAGACATTTTACAAGACATTGTTGCACATACACATGCACTTGGCTTTCTTAACATTG